CCTCGAGCACACCTTTAATTCTAGCTCTCGTCGGGGAGAAATTAGCTAACACCAACCTCAGTTCTGCTTCTTGCCAGGCGCAAGCTTCCATACTAGACCAGCATGGATGTAGCGCCATAGCCCCGAGTGCCTCAAGAGCTGCCGCAAAATGTTGTTCCACCCTATTCAGTCTTACATAGTCTATTATCCACGCCCATTGTGTTTGGGGTTCGGCCCACGGTATGCCGTTGAAATCACCAGTAATCACACCCGTTCCATTTACTGGTTCTAAGAGCAACTGATTGGTATCTAGACCCGGTATATACACATCGAAATTCAGCCTGGAAGTCTGATTCCTCCCCAAGACATGCACCAGGTAATATGCTTCCTGAACGCGCTGAGCCGCGTTATAAGTCATTACATACGGTTTCTCCCAGTAGTTTTCTTTGGTGCGAGCTGACCACACACCGGCTTCTACAGATTCATCATCTACGGGGAACCCTAAAAGTACTTCTTCTGTGTGATCTTCTAGCCCAGTTCCTAAGTCAACTACGACATGCGCATCTCGGTAAGGAGCCATCAAAATTCTCAATACGTTGTTCCTAGCTCCGCTGTCTTTGTATATCTTCGCTTTCAACCATGACACGAGCATGTTATACAAGAAACTTTCATGACTGTCTCCTTGCACCTGTTTGCTAACGTTCATCATAGTGTCTTCCTTGACTAGCCTCTTCGCTGAAGACGTCCTGGCAAACTCGCTAAAAGCAGCCGCACCATTGAAATTTCCGTCCTCATCAATGAATTGTTTATTGTACCCTGAATAATTAGTGTATTCAGGGACCATCTTACAAGTTTTCTTTTTCCCTGCCATCTGGAAGTCTGCACTTAGTTCCAGGTCTGAAACGTACGTACCTATGCCGTCTTTAACAACGGCACTTGTCTTGTTCACTATAGTTAGCCTACCATCTGGCAGACCTTGAGAATTATTGTTGCCGAAGCCAAAATCAACGCTGTCAAGTACGTATTTGATAGACATTTTAAAC